ATGCTGTAAAAATACCTAAACTTGAAAAATCATTATATAAATTACAAAATAAATTGAATAAACATAATAATATAGAAACCACTCTTGATATAATTGATAATATTAAAATTAAAAAGAAAAAGATTAAAATGATCAAAAAGAAAAAGATTGATTATTTACTTGACAATTCAAAACATATATTTGATTATTTTGAGAATAAAAAAAATATAACATCAGATACACCATTTAAAAACAACATAAATAAAAATAAATTGATAAAGTCTTTTTTTAAAATAAATTGTGAAAATGATGATGATGATAATAATAATAATAGTAATTGTAATGGTAATGATAATGGCAATGATAATGGTAATGATAATGATAATGGAACTTTTAAGTTAAATGATACTATTAATAAATATTTATGCAATATAAATAACACTATAGTCAGTTTAGATAGTTATTTATTTCATAATGATATATGTACTAAATGTAATAGTGGTGAATTAATTATAATGGAGGACGAAGGGATATTAATGTGTAATAACTGTTTTGTATTTTCTCAATATATATTTGATAATGAAAAGCCGTCATATAAAGAGCCCCCGAAAGAGGTATGTTTTTATGCGTATAAAAGAATCAATCATTTTAAAGAAATTTTAGCACAATTTCAAGGAAAGGAGACAACACAAATACCTAAATATATAATTGAAAATATAAAATTGCAAATTATAAAAGAGAGAATTGATATTAAACAAATAACAAATGGCGAAACGAAAAATATAATTAAAAAACTTGGGTATAATAAATACTATGAACATATTCCATTTATAAAAGAACAATTGGGTATTAAACCCCCTAATATGTCACCATTATTAGAAGAAACATTATGTAATTTATTTATGGATATTCAAGTTCCTTATTCTAAGTTTTGTCCGGATAATAGAGTTAATTTTTTAAATTATTATTATACAGCATTTAAGTTATGTGAGTTATTAGGCGAAACGTCATATCTTCCTCATTTTCAAATGTTAAAGGATAGAGATAAGCGTATTGAACAAGATGGGATTTGGAAACAGATATGTGCGCATTTAAATTGGGTGTATATACCAACTATATAAATATATATTTAACAAATTATATATTTATATTTAAATTTAAATTTATATATTTACATACCACCTGGGAATCCAACCATATTAGCACCAATACCAAAACCAAGACCATTTCTTGCGGATGTACCAATAACTGGTAAATATGTATCAAGAATACTAAATGTAGCAGCACCAGATAATGCAATTAAAGCAATTTCCTCAAAGTTAAGAGAACGTTTGGGGATTGCGTATGCTGCAATAGCAACCATCATACCTTCAATTAAATATTTAATCATTCTTTTAATAAGTTCGCCGAAATCAAAGAAACCGTCCATTTTATATTATATTATATTACTTATGAAGAAAAAAAAATATTAAATATTACAAAAAAATACAATAAAATACAATAAAAATCTATTATTCTTATTAAATAACTTAAATATAATTATATAAAAATATTTATATAAAATGGCTTTATCTAAAATGGCGAATGAAGAAGATAAATACATTGATTTACTTGATGAAGATAAAACTATAACCGGACAAAAATTTGTATGTATGTCTTTTATCTCACCTGAAAAAATAATAAAAAACAAGGAATTATTTTATTTTAATCAATTCCTAAATAAATGGGATTTTCAAACATCAATGAATAAGTTTGATAATTTTTTACAATTTATGAGTTCTAAATATACCGGTCTAGATATTAATATTCTACAAAATGATTTTAAAGATTTTGTTAGTTCAGAATATGATGATTTAATTAAAAATGATGTGACTGATGATTATAAATTATTTATTGAGACTTATCAGGATAAATTAAATGAAAAATTTGAAAAAGAAAATAATTTTCAAACATCTGTTCGTGGATTAAAGATCAGAGGGTCTTTTAATACTCAGGAAGAAGCCGAGTTGAGATGTAAAATGATAAGAACTGCTGATCCAAATCATGATGTATTTGTAGGTCCAATTGGTATATGGATTCCGTGGGATCCTGAAGCTTATAAAACAGGACGTGTTGAATATATGGAAGAAGAATTAAATAAATTAATGCATGAAAAGAATAAGAATGAAACAGCTGCAAAAAGTGAGTTTGACGAGCGTGTTACTAAAAGTAAAAAAGATGCAATTGAATCAAATATTAAAATTGCTAAACAAACTGGTAATTTATTAACACAATCAATCGATGAAGATGGTAATTTAGTTGGTGTTGATGGTCTTGGTAAATCAACCGTTGAAGCAACAATTGATACAAATAATACAGGTGATAATCTAAACGAAAATGTTAAAAATGAATTATTTAATTATGAAAATATTAGAGAGATTGAGACAACAAAGGAAAAAACTGAATAATTCAAAGTTGCTAAATCATGCCAATACATTTTTTTATATAATATATATATTTTTTATATAATATAAAAATCACCATTTAGATTTTCTTACGTTTATCGTTTGAGTAGTCCGTTTTTTTTGCTTGGATGGGTCATATTCTTCGTCTTCATCATCAGACGTTATATTTTTAGACAATTCCCAAAATTGTTTTGATCCCAATTTAAAGTCTCTATGTGCTTCTGCTTTATACCAGAATACTTGATCTTGGAGTTTGTTTGATTTTACATTATTATTAATTACTAAACATTCATAATTTTCTGTACATTGATCCATAACTTGACAAAATGATTCAAATGATGGGAACATTCCAGCATAATTATCATATATTCTTTTTCTATTAGAAACATATGGTTCTCTTAATATAAATACATAATCAATATTTGTTCTTAGTTCTGGTGGAATACCAAGTGGATATTGCATTGTAATAATAAGCATTAATTTCCAATGACGACCATTCATAAATAACAGCCGCATAAATTTATCTTTAGACCATGTTTTGTCGTATAAACAATCATCTAATATAACAAAAGCTCTCGGGTCTATTGTTGTTTTATTATATGCTGCCATTTCCTTCTTAATTTCCTTTAAAACTTTTTTTTGACGTTTTAAAATATTTTCTATAATTATAGTTTGATATTCATTATGAATAAACAATTTCGGAACCATATTGCCATAAAATCCATTACCTTCTTCTGTTCCTGATATAACTGTTCCAATTGGTACATTTTGATGATAATATAATAAATCTCTAACTAAAAAACTTTTTCCTGTGTCACGACGCCCTATTAATACTACAACTGGCCCTTTTGATTCGTTTGCATCAAATTGAATTAATCTCATGTTAAATTTTTTTAAATTCAAAGTCATTATTATTTATTTAAATATTTTATTTAAATATTTATTATTAATAATACGAATCCCTTTAAATATATTGTTAATATTATTGTTATTAATAAATATAAAATATAAGTTAAACCCTTAATTAATATATCTATATTAATAAAATAAACCAAATATGAATGTATTAACATTAAATAAAAATAACGAAGTTATAAATAAATTCAAAAACGATAATATTTTAAATGTTGAAAATATTCAAAATTACAATCCATTATTTACAAAATTTATTACAGATAATAAATTAAATGGAAATAATATAACAAATGATGAAATTAATAATATAAATTTAAATACGAATTATAATGTTCAAGATATTACAAAATGTATTGACACATGTGATGAAGATACATGCGATATAAATGATGCTGATGCTGATGCTGATGCTGATGATGATGATGATGATGATAGTCAAGATGATAGTTATGTTGAATATGAAGAAGTTGTAAATTTAAATGGAAATGATAATTTTGAAATTACAATTGATAGTATTAATAAGCCTTCTAATAATAGTACAAACAAATTAAATTTTTTTATAAAATATATTCCCTTACTTGATCCAATTAAGTTTTTAATTGGTAAATATGGAAATGTATCAACCACTGATAATTTATTGTTATTGCCAACAAATAATTCAACTAATGGTGACATATCATCAATTAGTAACCAACAACTTAAAAATAATATTATAATGTGTGATCCTAATAATTTTGCTTATGTTGATGGATTTTTTAATTTTCTCTCTAGTGTCATATTACATAAATATAATTTCAAACATGGTATTGATTATTATTGTTCATTTCTTGGTGTTAAAAATAATTTTGTTGTAGATGTAAGTGATGACTTGGAATATTTGTATAATTCCGAATTTTTTTTAAATAATGTTAATAAATTATTTAATATTGACGATAGTAAATCAAATATTTCTTTTAATTCAAATAATACCCAGTCATATAAACCTCCCATCAAAATATTAGACATGCCAGAAAATGATATTAAAATATGTACTGATATTATTGATATAGATAAAATTAAACTATTTGATATAGTTTGTGATGATAATGAAGTAGAAATTATACAAGATGGTGAAACTCATAATGATTCTGGTAATAAAGATGAGCATATTCATATAATCAAGCTAACATGCGATAATATAAATAATTATATACATAAATCTACTAAAAATGATGATTTTAATGATACAATAACTGAGTTAGGTAAGTTAAGTTTGAGTGATAGTGACAGTAATTCAATATCTTCTCCTTC